GCTGAAGAAGGATCTTTGATTAAACGAGAATGGTGGAAGGTTTGGGATAAACCTTATATTCCACCGCTTGAGCATATCATTCAAAGCTATGACACAGCCTTTCTTAAAAAAGAATCAGCCGATTACTCTGCTATTACTACCTGGGGAGTCTTTTATCCTAATGAAGATAGCCCTGCTAATTTGATACTATTAGATGCATTTAAAGATCGATTAGAATTTCCAGAGCTTAAAAAAGAAGCTTACGAGCAATATAAATATTGGAATCCAGAAACGGTGATCGTGGAGGCTAAAGCTTCTGGACTACCTTTAACTTATGAGTTGCGAAAAATGGGGATACCTGTTATAAATTTCACACCCTCAAAAGGTAACGATAAACATGCGAGGGTAAACGCTGTGGCACCTATGTTTGAGTCCGGTCAAATATGGGCCCCTGATGAAAAGTTCGCCGAAGAAGTTATTGAAGAATGTGCTTCTTTCCCGTATGGTGATAACGATGATTTAGTGGACAGTACCACACAAGCGATAATGCGTTTTAGACAAGGAGGGTTAGTGGCGCATCCAGAAGATTTAATAGAGGACTCACTTCCTCAAGTTGAAAGAACGTATTATTAATTATGATTTTAGCAGCACCTTTAGTTATCCCATTTGCAGAAGCCGTAGGAATTTCAATTGCTAGTTTAGGTATGGCCAAAGCTGCAGATATGGTCAATGAATATATTCAAGAAAATCCTGAAGAGTCTGTAAAAATTTTATCAACTATTGTACCCAACGTTGGCATCGGTCAAATCTTTGCAAACAAAGAAGATAGTGATGATGAAGAGGTAGAAGAAGATACTCGTTCCAAAAAAGAAATAGTTCTTGGAGAACTAGCTAAAGACAAAGGAAATTATTCAGACGAAGATGCTGAAGGAAAGTATGCAAGTAAACGAGGAAGAATTATTAGAGCTCTTGAAGATGCAGGAAAAGTAAATCCAGACAGAGAGTATAACCCTGAAAAAAAATATCAAGGGTACAAAAGATTTTTGAAAAAAGCGGACGGCGGTGCGATAGGCATTGAAGTTCTATTCGGTCCTAAACGACAAAATTTCTTTATGGGCGGACCGGCGTTGACTGGTCAACCTTTAGCTATTTATAATTCTATGAAAGCTTACGATGCTTTCACAGATCAAGAAATAGCAGACGCTATTAAAGAAGCGGGATATGATATAACAGCTTCCAGTTCAACAACTACTCCACCAGATTCAACACCGGTTAATACTAATCAAGGCGGTGAAGGTGGACTTGAAAATAGGTCAGCTAGTATGGGTGGTATTGGATATTCTCCAGAACAAAACGTTGCAGAGTTTCAAGCTTACAAAGATAGAATAAACGCCGAAGCAATGGGTTCACCATTTACATCAGGCCCAATGGTTGATCAAATGAATGATAAAATTGCCAATCAAATGACAATTCAAAATCCTAACTTAAACAAATATACAACTGAAGAAATAGTTTCTATGAACCCAGATATGTTTAACGTTGGTGAAGTAGAAGATTTAAACACTCTTGGAAAAATGAAAGGGAGTTTTAGTCAAGGCATAACAAGTGTAATGAATAGTCCATTTGGAAAATTAGCTGGCTTTGCAATAAATCCTGCACTTGGTCTTGCTAAAGGAATTATAGGAGCAATTCCATCAGCTACGCCAGTAGGTAGAGTAGGCAATAAAAATATATATGGTGTAGGATCTTTTAATAAATTTGGAACTAACGCAGCTAATCAAACTGCTTTAAATAAAACAGGTAACTTTACTAATTTCCAATTAGGACTATCAGGAGATCCTGGAAGAGTTGCGGGAGATCCAACTAGTAATGTATTTTCAGGTATGAATGCACAATCCGCGTTTGGTGATATATCTAAAGGTGCAAAATCAAGAATTGATACGATAAGTAAAACCATATCTAAAATGACTCCTGCACAATTAGCAAAATCATCATTACCAGCTAGAAAAGCAAAATTTGAAAAACAATTAGCAGACCACAATAGAGAAAAAGAAAGAGCAGAAGCTAATCAAAAAGCAGCTAAAGATAATCAAATGAAAGATAAACAAGGTAATACTATGGGAGGTAGTTGTTTCATAGCAGGTACTAAAGTTACTATGGCTGATGGTACATTTAAAAATATTGAAGATGTTAAAGTTGGAGATAAAGTAAAAGGACACAAAGAAGAAAACACAGTTATTAAACTAGATCCTACTTTACTAGCCGATAGAAAATTATATTCATTCAATGATAATGAACATTACTTCTTTACTTCAGAACACCCGTTTATGACTGAAGAAGGTTGGAAATCTATTAAACCAGAAAAAACAAAAGAACGTGATGGTGTAGAACTTTACGATCAGTTAAAAGGTGAACTTAAAGTTGGTGATAAACTAGTAACAGATAACGGTCCAGTTGAAGTTAAAGATATTAAATCAAAAGAAATGAATAATCCTGAAATGCCATTATACAATTTTAACGTTTCAAATGATAATTCATACATCGCTGATAATTATGTGGTTCACAACAAAGGTTGTTTCTTAAAAGGAACTTTAATTACAATGGCTGACGGAACTACTAAACCAGTAGAGCAAGTTGATCTAGGAGATGAAGTTGCAGTAGGTGGTAAAGTATTTGCTGTAGGTAGATTTTTAAATACAGAACTATATGATTACAAAGGTATCAAAGTATCCGGTAGTCACATGGTAAATGAAGATGGTACTTGGATGAGAGTCAGAGATACTAAACATGGTAAGTCATTAGGTAATGATGAAAATACAGTTTATGTATTTGGATCAGAGAATAGAAGAATCTTAATCAACGATATTTTATTCACTGACTATTTTGAAATAGAAGACCAAGAACAACTTCTAAAAGAAGAAGATAAATTTTTTGATAACTGGAAAACTTTTGCAAATAACGAAGATATAAAAAACGTTAATACCTTAAATGCAAGTTAAGAAATGGAATCTAACTAAAGATTATTCCACTATTAGTAAATGGTGTAAGCAACATAAATGGGATTTATCTATTCCAAAAGAGATGTTACCACCATTGGGTGTGATGGTTAGTGAGAAAGAAAAAATCTGTGCAGCTGGATTATATGTAGATAAGAAAGCTAAATTTGGATTTATGTATGGTTTGTTTTCAAACCCAAAGACAAGTAAAATAAAACTTTTTAAGGCCATGAGACTTTGTGTTGATGAAATAAAAAAACAAGCAACTAAAAATAAACTTGGATTGGTTTACACAATTACCGGCGAGTCTCCTCTTAACAAATTATACACTAAACATATGGATATGGAATTATGCGAAAAAAGTGTAAAATCATATGTTATAAACTTAAACAAAAACAAATATAAAAATTTAGATTGGATATCATAATGGAATTAAAATATAACGAAATAATTGGTGCAATTGTAAAACCAGATGATACACCTGCTACACAAGCAGAAATATTAGAATGGGCTGCAGCTAATCCAATGCCAATAAAAGAACCAAAACAACAGAACACTCAACTTTTAGAAGAAGTGATTGAAACATTTAAAAAAAGAGGATAGACTAACAAAATGGCCGAAATAGACAAATCATTACCAAATACAAAAACAACTGTTGAAGTTCCAGGTGAAGTAGAGATAGAAGAGTCTATCAAAGAAAACATTGAAGAAATTCAAACAGATGGTGGACCTGTTGAAATAGAAATGACAGAAGAAGGTGGAGCAGAAATTTCTTTTGATCCAAAAGCTGCAAGTCCTGAAGGCGGTGAAGACCATTTTGAAAACCTAGCAGAATTTTTAGGTGAAGAAATTTTAGATCCATTAGGTTCAAAATTATTTGATCAATATAATGAATACAAAGAATCTCGTGGTGATTGGGAAGATACTTATAAAAATGGTTTAGATCTTTTAGGATTTAAATATGAAAGACGAACACAACCTTTTAAAGGAGCTAGTGGTGTAAACCATCCCGTTCTTGCAGAAGCAGTTACACAATTTCAAGCACAAGCTTACAAAGAATTATTACCAAGTGATGGTCCGGTTAGAACTCAAGTTATGGGTGATGCAACTGTTGCTAAAGAAGAACAAGGTAAGCGTGTAAAAGATTTTATGAATTATCAAATAATGGATCAGATGAAAGAGTATGAACCAGAGTTTGATCAAATGTTATTTTATTTACCACTATCGGGATCAACTTTTAAAAAAGTTTATTACGATGATATGTTGGGTAGAGCAGTATCTAAATTTGTTCCTGCTGAAGATTTAATTGTACCTTACTCTGCAAACTCTTTAGATGATGCAGAAGCAGTAATTCATGTTATTAAAATGTCAGAGAATGAATTAAGAAAACAACAGGTCGCAGGATTTTATAGAGACATAGAATTAGGT